CGTTGGCTAGCTTCTTAATATACCCGTGCTGCTCGTCTACAAGAGTAGGAACGCCAGAGGCATCCCATCTTAGGTTTATAGCTACCTCGTTACCCCATACATTTCCAGATACAGTGGTGTAGGAGCTTCCGTCTGTGGCTGATGCAATAGGTAGTTGGTAGTCGTATCGCAAGTCTACCTCAAAGGAAATAGGATCACCTTGTAATCCCTCCTCAAGGTAGCTGCTGATTAGAGGAGTCTTAATAGCGTCGTCTGGTGCCCCAGCAGCGATGTTGAAGTAACCCTCCATGTCGAACATCTGACCTGTTCCAGTAGTCCTCCAATAGTCCACTACCTCAGATCCACGAACTAGGTTGTGCAGCTTATATGCGTGCATATTTGCAGCATATGCTGCTTGTGTAGTGCCCATGGTTACTCCTCGCACAACATAGTTAAACACGCTGGAGAGATCCCCTGAGGTGTGAGGAGGGGCGGTTAGGATATCAACCAATGTCTCTGCTGCACCATCAACGATAAGGTTATCCTCCTTGTATAGGACCTCACCATTCCTGCGAACTGTAACTACTCCTTTCATCAATTGGTCACCGTAATATCCATGGGCCTTCTCCCGTTCCAGTTAGTTGGCTCAAATGCACCATCAGCATATGTTCTGTAGTTCATTCTAGCTCCACCAGATAGCTCGAAGTCTAGCTCTGATAATGTCTGCTCTCTGCTATACTGAGTATCAGCCAAATCCTTGTATGCCCTGAGGATTGTAAGGGTTTGCTCAGGAGTTATTTGATACGTCGCTGTATCATTATAGATAACATTAGACCCTAGCTTCTTTCCAGTAAGGCGTAGATTTGGGAAATTTGTCCCGAACTTAGTAAAGTTCTGTTGTGTAAAAAGTCCCTCAAAAGGTCTCTCTGGCATGAGGTTTCCAGAGTTGTTAATTGCCTCTATCATTACAGCGCTCACGCTCTCATACAAATAAGGCTTTAGGATTAGTTGACCGTTAGATGCTACACCCATCTCCAGCGTTAGTAAATGGTCTCCATGATAAACCTTATCTCCCCTAATCTCTAGCTCAACACCTGATGGGACGAAACTCCCGTCACTGTATAGGAATCTCACAGCATCCGTGGTAGTCTTCTGGATGGAGCGGAAGTCGTAAGCTGATACGTCGAGTCCGATCTTGGTCATGTTATTAGCAGTAACGCTAAACATCTTGACACCATTTAAAGTCCAGAAAGAATCCTCATCAAGTGTGTTGAATGGAAAGACCTCTAGAACATACTTTTGATCCATTCTATGAACCTGTTTATGAGCTTGGTAATAGAACAGAGGAACCTTGATGGGCTGGTTCTTTGTGTCAATGTCCAGCACTTGAACCTTAAAGTCCTCGTTGGATAGTGCTAGTAGAGACTGCTTAGGGAAGCTGTTGGTGTCACAGCTCTTAGGAGTTCCTATCAAAGGTCCTCCCATGTGAGTATCCTTGTGGCATAACTTGTCACGGACAAAGTCCCTGGTTAGACCGGAGGCAGACAGCATCTCCCACTTACCGTTAGGCATGTAGTTCCAGAATACCCAGTTACCGTAGTAATCTTGCTCTGGCTCAGTGTGGATCCAAACACCTGTCTGACCACTGCTCTTGCTAAAGGTCCCTTCTCTAAGGAACACTGAGGACATGTCTAGCTTGTAGTGGTGCTCAGGGAATAGAAGGTTCTCGTCACCATAATTGAAGGTATATCGCAGACGGGGGAAACGCGACCTTGCTTTCATGGTGACGAGAGTATTGTGTAGGAGAGGTGAGTCCTCATCCAGTAGGCTATCGTCTGATGACAGAGCGTAAACAGAGATGTAGTTATTAGTAGAGCTTACGGAGTCTGTTACCTCTACACCGCTTATGTAAGTAACATCACGATACTCGTTAGTGCCGATAGGCATGTTCTCTACTCTACTCACAAGGAACCTGTCAGGTGATGCTGACACCATAAGATTCTCTTTGTCATCGAAGATGGTTCTACAACGATTCTCGTTCTTCCCTACCGTGTGCAGGTATGCGTTATACCATACAGGACCGAAGGTCTGGGACAGCACTGATAGTCCGCCGTCCTCCATCTCATCTAGAGTGGAATTGGATATACCTTCCCCTGCGATAGGAAGATAGACGTTCTCGTATAGATAAGCCATACCACCGAATATGCCACGGTTCATCTTGAACTTGTCTAGAGGCACGTTGTATAGCGTCTCAGTATCCATCACATGCTCTGCCCACTTCTCGTTGATTAGAGAGCCAAGCTCATCTACCCATGGACGCTGGTAGAGGAAGTTGTTGATCGTATACTCTAGCAGAGCGTTGGCCTCTACCTTAGCTCTCTCCATCTTCCACAGCAGAGTCTTAAACTCAGAGTAATCGTCCCTGTAGGTGTAGTGATGGCACTCAGTCTTGTTGATGCTATCAAGTCCACGGGTGGGGAAGGTAGAAGATGTTATCACACCACTGAATACATTAGGAGAGTCTAGGCTCTCGCAAGGACTCCACACGTCGTCGTCAATGGAAGCGAACTCTAGTGTGCTCGGGTTTAGACCTAGCACAGAGTATCCATCCACGGAACTATTCTTGAACGTAGGTTGGTTCCGACCTGTCCTATCGAACATTTCTCCCTGGTTTATGGCGTTTACAAGGTTCCTTCTTCGCTTGGAATTTCTACCCCCACCAATAGCAGCTACAGGTCCACTAAGATCCACATTTTGGTTGCGCGGGAACCCAATAGGGATGCCTGCAAGACGCATGTCAAGGCTCGATAGCTGGTATCCAGCGAAAGCGCCCTCGCTCATGAAGTCCTTGAACTCGTAGTTCACTCTAGGGCATAGGTTTACCTTGGTGAATAGGTAGTCTTGACCCACTAAGTCTACGTGTAGCCTCTGAATTGCCTTCGCTGGTATAAAGTCCTTTGTTGCTTTCAGAGCTTGAAAGAACTCTTCCCTACTGAACGCACCGAAGGTGAAGAAGCTATCAGTGAAGCTACCTGAGGAAATACTTAGGTCGAAGTGTGAACTCTTTCCAGACCACATTGGCATGTATTCAATCTTTTCCTGCTCGAACTCTGCGAATACATCAGCGTAGTTAGGAGGTAGTTCTAAGCTGCTTGTTAGAATTAACCATGCGTTGTTGTAATACTTCCCTGGTCTTTCCCCCTGGATGGTGTTGTCTAGGATAAACTCTTTCCAATCTAGAGCATATTGCTCAGGGACTCCAAGACAAATAACGCGATCCGTCAACCAGTCGATAAACTCAAAGGTAACATCACAGTCCTTGTAGAAACGCTCGTCCTCGAAAGGAGGAACAACCATGGTGCGACCTCTGTATTTGAACCTGAACTGAGAAGGATCCCAGTCTGTAAACCTCTTTCCTCTGATAGTGAATAGATGTGGGAACTGATGACACCCATCTAGCAATATGTTGTCTATAACATATCGGATGTTAAGGTCTGTGCTTTCAGTTGAGAACTCTCCTCTTGCGAACTGGGTAGCCTCTTCCTGATTCCATGTCTCGAAGCTGCGGACATTAGATTCAGTGCGTAGGAGGTAGTATAGCTGGTTTGGGAGGTAGCTCTCGAAGAACTCTCCGTAGCTACTGTCGAAATCGAACTCTAATGCAGGAAGGATTACACGTAGCAATTCCTTGAGACCTTGCTTAGTTCCCTTTCCTTGTAGAAGTCTTAAGGACTCTCTCAACTGCCTTCTGTGAGAGTCTGAGTTGTTGGTGTATAGAGTCCACCCTATGCTGTCTGCTAGGTAAGGTAGTAGCTCGGCTGGGCACTCGTTGATTGAGTGTAGAGTCTCAAGAGAAACTACCTGATCGTCAATGTCGGATACAAGCCAGCTAAGAGCCCTGATGAACTTGGATAGGTTGCCTTCCTTCTGTTGAGTGAGAATCTGTGCTGCTGCTACAGGGTCTACTCCTAGTTGGGATACCACTAAGCGGGCGTCTGGTTGGCTGTAGGAGATGTTGAACTGCGCTCCAGGAGAATCGTAGTATGCCTCCAGACTATCTCTAACCCAAGTATCCTCAGACTGAGAGAAGTTTGTAGGGTGCAACAATCCGTTTATAGTTATAATCTTTTCAAGACTTTGAGTTCCACTGGTCCAAGTATCTGTTCCTGATGCAAATACCCCGTTGGCATAGAAATTGTTCCATGTAGGTGATCCATGCTGAGTATTCCAAATGTATCTCTTGGCAACTTCTAGTGCATCACCTACACCTAAAGTCTTACCTTCCCATAGCTCTGCCAGGACAGCAGGTAGGTAGTCCTTGAAGTCCTCATGATTTAGGACAAAGAACATACCTAGTGAGTTTAGCAAGTATGCGTAAGTCTCTTCCTTAGTGTCACCATATACCTGTTGCGTAGTGGTTTGTATTTCTGGCGTTACTCCAGCAATACCACATCGAATGGTTGCTAGGAAAGTCTCTAGGAAGCTCTGAAACTCCTCCTTAGTCTGGTTGTCAGAAATGCTGTATCCCTGAGGCTTGAGGATCTCTAGGTCGAACTGCTCTGGTGTTACAAGCGTAGTCTCGTTCTGCTTGATGACATAGTTAGGAAGCTCTGTAAGAGTCTGACCATCCCACCCTAGCAGGGAGGCAATAGGCTCCACTGCGTGAACGTCGTAAATGTCATGGAAGTTATCAAGGATGTTAATATCACCAATGATAGCGACAGAGAACAGATCGGCCTGCTCATGTGTCTGATCCTTAATGTCCTCTGCGAAGTAGTAGCTAGGGATTAGCTTCCTTATCGCATCGACATAATTACGCTTGTAATAGGGCTTAGACATACTGGAAGTTAACGGTTAGGTTGTTTAGCTGTAGGATCTCGTTGAAGTCGAGTCGGACAGCGTCCTTGTAGTTGTCGATAACGGCTAGGCGTGCCTCTGGGACAGCGTCGAATACGTGGCGACCAAGGTCATCAGGATAGAAGGTTTCACCAAACTCTCGGTTGTCGATGTTGAAGTAGTCAAGGACAGCAGTCTTGATCTTGTTGGAAATGGTTGCTTCGTTTATCTCATACTTCTCGTCTAGTGATACAGATAGGACTACGTCCATCGTGCGAACAAGGCCATCTACAATAACTACTTCGTCAGTCATCATCTTGATGGAATCCATAGCCTGTAGCAAGGACTCCTTGAAAGTGATGGATGCTTTCTGTAGTTGAGTGTTGGATGCTCTTTCTAGCATATAGATGTCGATAACGTTTCCTGAGGAGAATGCTTTACGAGTAACTGCTGTTCCCTTTCCTGTTACACCTAGTGGGCTTGAGTAGGTATTAACGAAGGAGGTGTAGTCGTCGTTGGACACAAGACGGTTCTGCTGTCGGAAGACTAGCTTTCCATACCTCTTAGCGTGTCGAACGGTCTCAGCGTCTGCGCCACCTGTGAAGGGAGTGGCGTTGACCACGCTAAGAACTTCTCCACCCTCTCCTGTAATATCCTCGTTGATGTATGCAGACTTGGCGTTACCTCGCTCTCCACCACCTACACGATACATGATCTTGTAAGTAGCTCCTGCTGGTGGGAGAACTCCAGCCACACCATCACCGAAGTAGACCGTGGCAGTGAAGTCGTCATCGTATGCCATGGAGAATAATTTCTGGCTTGAAGAGGATGCAGTAAGTAAGGACTCCACTTCGTCATAGAAACCAGTTACAGATGGACCACCAGAAACGAAGACCTGAATAGATCCATCAATAACTGGTCCCTGTGTTAGGGTTATGTTCTTTAGAACATCTACGTCGGTGAAGGTCCCCTCGTCAATTGCGAACTGTCCTTCTACTAGAGCTAGGTTGCTCCAGTTCTTACCATCTGTAGCTCCTGTTCCATTGTCTGAATCTTCGTATAGAAGCTGTAGCTCTGCATCAGACGTAGGTGATTCAATAGCACCATCTCGAACTGAGTATAGAGTGTAGCTCACTACCTCACCATCTACAGGAGAGGTGGTTACGATAACCCTCTCAGAAGGAGGAATCGTGATTGAAGTTCCGCTAGTGATGATTGTGTCTGAGGTAAGAGTGACAGATGCTGCCGCTGAGGAAGGTCCACGCATACGAACACCAATAAGCTCTAGCAGCTTGCGGACATTGTTAGGGTTGCGAGCAGTCTTCAAGTAACCTTCGTGAGCTAACATGTCAGCCTTCATACTCATTACTGCGCCCATGTATGCAACAAGCTCTATAAGCATTACACCTAGATCAGACTCAGCGAAGTTGTTGTAGTCTAGTGGGTATACAGCCTTTACATAATCAACAAGAGCCTGCTTCAACGTGTCGAAGTCGGTAGCGGCGAAGTCGATCTGATCAGACTTCTCATCCTCAAGGAACTTCACGAACTTCATGAAGTCTGAGCCAGCGGTTGTATAGGGGACGCTCATTTGGTAATAGTGATTAGG